GCATACGGAAAGTTCGGCACCGAGAAACAAACCTGCTTGCCAGAAAACCCGCACAGCGCACCCGATGGCAAGGCAACAAGCCCATCCAGATCGGCAGGAGGCACATCCCAATCCAGCGTCATCAACGCCTCGCCAATGCCGGTGGCGGGAACATTGTCGATGAACGTCTGTTCGTTGGACGAAACGACGCCAACCCAATAGTAATTCGTCCCGGCGCTTGAGGTAACAGTCCGATAGATATAGCGCCGGTCGATGTTGTACTGACCGCTCGGCAAAGTATCCGTAAAAGTCAGTTGAACGATGCTGCTGGCGGTCGCCGTGGCAATCGCTGCAGGCGAAGGCGCCGACTCTTCCCCCCATGCGGTGACATGCGTGAAGACGTAGGCGCGCGACTCCTGTGTGGCCGGCCCTGCGCCCGGAACGTTAGACAGCGACGGCGCCAGCGTTGGCGCAGGAACCCCCATCTCATAGGCTGCGAATGGATAGCTGGTGCCGCCCTGTAGCGCCAACACCATATCCGTCTTCTTCGGCGTGCCATCCCCGGTGAAATAGGTTCGCTCTGTCGTATCGCTGGCAATCGGCCCCTTGACTACGCGCACATCGCTAGTCCATGAGAACCAGTATTGCGTTTCTGGCTGACCGATGCCGAAGCGATAGATTGACTTCTTGGTTCCTGATTTTGTTGGCCTAGCTACCGTTACAGCATCCTTCAGTGGCGTAACGCCGCCCTTGTATAGCACAAGGTTTTCCGCCTGCTGCGCCAGTCGGTCTGACAGGCTGGCCGGGGTCATCATCGGGGCGATGCCGCCCATGTTCTGCAGGACAATCATACTTTGGCCGTCTTGATCTGCGGTTGAAACTGGAAGGTGGCCAGTGGCGCCTTAGTGGCATTGGCCGGGTTCTTGATATAGACATCGAGCAGCCAGCCGGCCTCGAAGCTGAGAACCTTTGGCCCGACCTGCTTGCACCAGCGCAGCGAGAAAGCGCCATCGCGGGCGCAGCGAATGAAGTACCAACCGTACTTGCCCTGCCCCTTATCGACATCTAGGCCATTGCCTGAATGGCTGACCGTGTAGGCGTCATCAATCAAGGACTTGCGTGATAGCACCGACCAGCAGAAGCCAGCGGCCGGATTGCGCCAGAGCCAGAGAACCATGCCAAGGTAGGTATTCCAGAATTCAGGGCAGTGCTTCGTTTTCCATCCGTGGTCGCCCCATAGGCTATTGTCGTAGCTGGTATCAAACCACGAAAGCCACTTTGGCAACCTTGGCCCGACCCCATAGGCGTTATTGTTTTCCAGTGGCCCATTGCGTAATTCCGCGAATAGCGGCAACACGGGCGCCAGCAACATGGCCAGCAAATAGAACGGAATGTAGATGCAGAGCAGGGACAGGTAACGAATCATGGCGGCCTCTCAAATAGCGGCGCCACAAACGACAGCGCCATCGGCGAGAGTAATCCCCGCCACCGATGACGCACCTGATGCGAACTAGCGGAACTGGTATGGCGTACCCAAATCTCTGTCATAACCAGCACATACATGGCCCAGAAAGCCCACAGGAAAGCGAGGACGTAAAGGACGTAGTCCATCACAGCGCAGCGGCAGCAGTGAAAAGCGCATCGATGGCGGCGTCATTCATGCCGAGGGCAGGAATCAGCGACTGCACCAGCGCGGAATCGCGGCGCACTTCCTGCGCATACTCCCACTCGATGCGGGCCGCTTCGCCTTCTGCACCCGGCATCCCGGCAATGGCCGTATTCACGGTGGTCAGCATGTTGGCTGCCAGCAGCGCCAGACGCGCCTGCCGCATGGTAACGGCTTGCGGCACGTCAGACGGCGGTGGCACATAGGTCGGCAAGGCGGGCGCCCCGGCGCCGGGGAAATCGGCACGGGTGAATCCGAAGCGTTCGATGGTGCTGTTGTCCTCGATGGTCAGCCATGCGCCAGCCTGGTCGTCTTTCTCAAGGCGCCAGAGCGTGCCGCGTAGTGTGGCCATGAAAACGTCGTGCTCGATGGTGCCGGCAATGGCGTCGAGATCCTCACGGGTGTTGATGACAGTGGATGCCATAGCGATTCTCCAGGTGGTTGAACAGGTTGCAGGTGTCGGCGTGGGCCGCATGGCCACGCCAAGAAGCGATGAATCGGTCAAGCGATTCGTGGTCGTCGTTTTTCAGGTAACGCTTGATCTTGCGCTTGGCGCCGACGACGGAGCGTTTGCGCAGCAGCTTGTGACGCGGCCAGATGCGAAAGCCAAGGAAATTGATTCCGCGTGACACAGGCGAGACTTGCCATTTGCTGATGCCAAGGCCCAGCCGTTGCTTGCTGACTTCTTGGATGTCCTCAAACCAGTCGCGTAATTCATAGGGGTTGGACGATAGGATCACGATGTCGTCCATGTACCGCGCCCAGTGGCGTGCGCCCAGATCGAAGTGGATAAACCGGTCGATCACGCCGCCATAGACATTGGCGAACAACTGGCTGGTCAGGCTGCCAATCGGCAGCCCGTGTCCGGTGTTAGGCACCATGCCCCGGATCGTGGCCATGGTTTTTTCGCATTTGATCTTGCGTTCAATCAGGTAATGCAAGCGGGCGCGGTCAATCGACGGAAAGAATCGGCTGTAATCAGTCTTGAGGAAGTGCGTGGCCTGGGTGCTGCGCAGCAAGGCCTGAATGTGACGCACGCCGGCATGCGTGCCCATGCCTTCACGGCAAGCGAAGGTGTAGGGCAGCAAAGATGCCTCGAAGATCGGCCCGATGACATTGACCAGCGCATGCTGCGCCAGCCTATCTTTGAAATCCAGCGCCGAAATCAGGCGCGGCTTGGGTTCGTAGATGGTGAATTGCCGATACTCTCCTTGCACCCATGCGCCATCAAGCAACTGCTCCCGCATGTCACGAAGGTTTTTCTCGGCATACTCCTTGAATTCAAGATAGCCCCACGTCAGGCGCTTGCCTCGCGCCGTCTTGACATAGGCATCGCGTAGATTGTCAATGCTGGCAATCCGCTCAATCAGGTTATCGTGTCGCTTAGGCATGGCAAAAGCTGGCCGCGCCGTTCGCCACAACACGGTGGCTACTAGGCGCTCTACCAGACCCCCAAGGGTGTTTGCCGAAGCAGGACAACATGGCTGACCACATGGAAGAAGGCCGGCCTGCTGCGCCGTAACAACAGCAGAGCGAAGGTGATGCCAATTCCTTGTCCTCACAGACGCCGCGCGCCCCGATGTTGTTGTTCGAGTTCGTGGGCGAGTTGTTCCAGTTCGAGGCACGTGAACCGGAGTTCGACGCGTTGTCCCAGTTGCCCCCAAATAGCACGGCGAATTTATCCATGTTGCCCTCTGCGTTTCTGCTTCACGATCCAGGCACCCAGCAAGCGCCCCACCTCCGCGATCAGCACTTGTGCCGTTTCGACTTGGTGTGGCGTGATGCTGCGTACCTGTTTGCTCATCAGAAACCGCAGCCAAAATCGCAGTTGCGAGAGGCCCGCATCTGCGACGTAGAGGCGGGAAATCTGTCCAGACTTCCCAGCCTCCACTATCAGTTTGACCTGCTCCAGCAGGCACTCGATGAACATGGCCTTGGCCACGCCATGCTTGCGCGGAATGTTCTGCGCAATGGGGTACAGGTAGGCGATCACCGTTTCGTACTTCTCGACGATGTTCATCTGCTCGTAGCATTGCGAGACTTCTTTTTCAGGTTCCATGTTCTATCGGATTGTTCCGGCGGCTGTCGCCGCCTTAGTCAAGGATCAGGTGGTCACAGACGCCGCGCGCCCCGCTGTTGTAGTCCGAGGCCGCGGGCGAGACGTCCCAGAGCGAGGCACGTGAACCGGAGCCCGACGCGTTGGCCCAGCCGCCCCCAAATAGCACGGCGTTTTCCATTTGGTACGTGCTGCCACGCCCGCCAGTGTTGGCTGTCCAGCTTGCCGCTGCTGTGCCGCCGCCGAATTCCGCACCCCATACCCATAGGTTGCCAGTTGCCAGCATGACGCCCCACTTGCTGGTGTGGGCGTTGCGCAGGATGGTTGAAACAGGATCGGTGCCGCCAGATGTAGCTTCGGTCGTACCGTAAGCCAGCGCAGCGAATTCGTCATAGCTTGGCAAGCGTTTTCCATATGCCTGCAAAACTTCGTTGGCTTCCCACCAGTTCATGGTGCTGTATGCCGTTGAGCCATTGCCGCCAAACTTGGTCGGAATCTTCGGCGGGCTGCTGCCATCGGCAATAGTCACGTTGTACTTCGACGTGCCGTTGGTTAGGTGATCCACTCCCAGCAGATAGATGTCAGTCCAGAACGAATCAGCAACCAGCGTCATTCCACGCGGATCAGGGCAAGCTGGCCGGAACTTCAAGTCCCACAGCGAGTAGGCATTGATCGCTGGTGTAGTGTCGCCGCCAGCTTGTGCGGCAGCGTTGCCACCGGGCGCGTAATGGAAGCCACCGATCTTGCGCCAATTGCCTGCGCCTGGTGCCGACGTGTGGCTGCTGGATGCCTGAATGGTTGCATCGTCCTTGAGCCAGATGGCATAGTCGGTGCCCGCCGTGAGTGTCGGCATGGTGATGGCCGTATCGGAAGCGAACTGCACCAGCGTTCCGGCCACATCCACCTTGGTGCCGGCCTTGATGCGTGCGGCGCCAGCGGCGGTCACGGTGAAGGCGACGGATGCCGGGTCTGCCTTGGCAAACAAGCCATAAGCTGGCACCGAAGCAAAACCGCCTCGCGGCACGGTGACATTGACGTTTCCGGCGCCATCCTCTGGAACGAGTGTGATGGAACCACTGGCTGAATCAAGTTGCATGGACATAGTTTTCTCCTGTTAAAGCGATGAGCCTGCCGCGTACTTGCGCACGATCAGTTTGGTTGATACCGGAATGACCAGATTGACGCCGTGATTGATGCGCAGATTGCGCCCCGTTTCATACTCGGTATCGGCGGCAAGCGTGGTATTCGCAGCGACAGTCTTTGAAGCGTAGCCAGAGGTAAGCTCGGCTGAAATAACCCCGGTGGCGCTGTTGTAGGACACGGCCCCGGTGGCGCTCAAAGCGGCCCGTGCCCGTGCCGTGGTGAAATAAAGGTTAGTCGCGCCTTCGGTCAGTGCATCGGTCGTGCCGGGTGATGCGCTGATCTCGACATAGGCCGAACCAGACCAGCGATAGGTCTTGTTGGTATCGAGCGCGACGTAAATCTTCCCGGCCTCACCTGTAGCCGGGAAGGCGACCAGATTGGCGAATTCCAGTACATCATCGACGTAGGAAGGGAGTTGGTTAGCAGGCACCTTTCCAGCCGCATCCAGACCAGCATAGCCATTGGCCACGCCCTTGTTGGCCTTGTTTTCCTTCAGGTTGAGCGCCGCCTGCGTCGCCGTGCTGACCGGCTTGTTGGCGTCGCTGGTATTGCTGACATTGTTCAGGCCAAGATTGACCAGCGCAGCCGGGATGCTGGCAAGGTCGGACAGGTTATTGGCCTTGAGCACCATAGTTCCGACCGTGGCCAGCGTCGTATCACGGGCCGACTCGGTGGCGGTTTGCGCTGCCTGCGCCGCCGTCGCGCTATTCGCCGAACTGGTCGCCGAGTTGGCCGAAGCCGTGGCGCTGTTCGCGGCATTGGTTTTCGAGGTTGCGGCATTCGTGGCCGAGGCTTGCGCCGCTGCAGCAGAGCCAGCCGAGGCCGTCGCCGAGCCAGCCGAGGCCGTTGCCTGCGCCGTGGCCGTGGCTGCCGATGTGGTCGCATTACTCTCCGATGTTGCCGCGTTAGCCGCCGATGTTGCCGCTGCCGACTGCGAGGCGGCTGCCGCCAGTTCGGATACCAGCGCCGCATCGCGTGCCGCCTCCGTGGCTGCCAGAATCACCGGCATCTGCGGATTGACATCACCCACCGGGCCTTGCGGGCCTTGCGGGCCTTGCGGGCCTTGGGGGCCAGCAGCCACCACTTCGATGATTTCAGCCGGCGCTGTTTCAATAACCACGACATCAGACATTGCGCGTTACCTCCTTGGATAGCGAGATGGCGCCCTGCACCAAGCGCGTCACGTTGCCGCCGATGATCAACTCCACATCAAAGACGCCGCCCTTGGGCAGCGCCGAGGTATTGGCTTCCGTGAAGTGCAGTGTAATCGTACCAAGCGTGCCGCCCAGCGTGATACCGCCGTTCTCGGTCGTCAGGTTGAGCAGGACGGTATCGCTCGATACGCTGGGCCGCATCTGCATGCGGGCCGTGTAGCCCGACAAATCAACCGGCGCCCCGGTGCCGTCCTTCCACACCATCTGCTTGTTGAGCGTGGTGCCTTGCTCGATTTCAAAGTCGTAAATGGCTGCTGGCATAGTGATTACCCGTAGAAGGCCTTTCCGTAGGCCATGGCGCGCTCGGCGCTGGCCGGCTCTGCGTCCTTGCTGAAAGCGCGGAACAGAATGTAGTTTTCGATGGCGGCCTGATAGATGTCGCGCACGCCGAGCGTGCCGTTTGCAATCAGGGCGGGCGGCGTGAAGCTGTGTGTGATGATGACCTTGGCCGGCGTTGAGTTTTGCGCTGGATAGACATAGAACGTGCCGGGCTGTTGGTCATCCATCCAATGCTTGACCGTGGATGCGGTCGGGCCTTTCATCCAGCCCGGCATAAAGCGGTCCAGTGTGGCGCGGTCAGTCGGCGTGATGGCGTTGCCGTTATCGTTCTGCCGCATATCG